ATAAGTCACCACCCCCACTACATATATGTATTCGAATAACGGGTTCGTACCCCATAAGTTCCGCCTTTTGTTTAAGAAGTTTAATTTCGAGTTTCTTAAACTCTTCTATAAATTCGAGAATATCCTCGTTCGTGATTTCACCGTAGTATAGTATTTCATTACCAATAACACGTGTGATTTTAAAATCCTCCTCCTCATCCGTGTTAGTGGTAGTAGACATCATTATTAGTTTAACTTTCTATTTCTTCTTTAATCAACTTTTTTATTTTTGTAACTTCACGTTGTTTAAGTTTATTTTGTATCGCTAAATGATTCATTACATCAAAGTCTTGGGGTGTTAAATTATATTTTTTAAAATGTGAAACATTACCTTTTTTTGCATATTCTCGTAAAAGCATAAATTCACCCTGTCCCAATCCTATGGGTGATCTAACTTGTATACCTCTAATCTTTTGCTGTCTCATTTTTTGATTTCCGTATTTAGTCCAGAATCTACCGGGTCGTACACTTTCTGGGTCAATTTGTTTAACGAAATAATGTTTTGGTATTTTTATAGCGTGTAATACAAAATAAGGCATTATATCCCAATCTCCGTGATATATTTCTGTATCTAAAAGATCTGCATTTGTTAAAGAGTATGCTATTTTATCATAATTTTCTAATATTGCGTCTGGATAGTTTTCTTCTATGATCGACCAAATATGACCATGTTCGTGAATAGAGTCTGATATATCTATATCACTAGAATTACATAAAATACCTGTAACAATTTCTTTTGGTGTTTTAAAAATGTCTTTTTCACCTGTATAGTCTAAATAGTGAAAGTAGTTGTGAATATTACCTTTACATTTATGTGCAGCTAATAAAGTATTAATATGTTTTGGTTTAAGAGTAGCTATTTTTTCCGGTTTTAATCTCTGTATAATTAGAGTTGTAAAGTTTTCCATGAAATAAACATTCCTTGATGTAACTATTAATTGTTTATTTGTAACAGTATTACCATCGGAAACCGATTCTACAATATGTTTATACGTATGTAAGTCTGAATCGTAATCTTCTATATATGCGTACATATTTGATTTTTTGATCGTGTCTAAATATATATCTTTTTTACGCATGGGTTCATCCCATATTTCTACACTATTAGTTTCATCCAAAACATTTTTCAGGATAAACGTTTTACCACATCCAGCTGTCCCACATAAAAAAACATTTTTACCTTCATCTAAACACCGTTTTAAATTATTTATTTCATTATCGCGTAGTGATAATTCGTAACTTTTTTTTTGTTTTTTTATAATAACAAAGGAATCCATATGTCTGATGATGACGACCTTACTAATCAAGCTCTAGATTTAGTTTTGAATAATGACGCACTTCAAAAGCGTGTTATAGATCCTATCAAAAGGAAGTTATTTCCTTACGTTATGTGTATTGGATTCTTTAACTTAGCACTTTTTGTTATGGTTGCTTATCTTTCAAATCGTCTTTCGGTGATTCTATGATTATTTTTTCTAATATAGATTTACGTTTATCTGATTCCGTTTTTAATTCTTTATCATCTTCATCACTATCTTCAGCCGCCGGTGTTTCCGTGACAACTTCCATTAACTCCGTTCGACGACGTAATTCATTCATTAAATCACCTTTCAAACTTACGAGACCTTTACCTTTTAAATCTGAAATTTCATTAATACGTTGTTGTTTCCCTTCGATATCTGACTTTATAGTTTTCTTAGCCGATTTGACATTACCTCGGATACTTTCAAGTTCCTCTTTTAATTCGCGTTTTGCTACACCAGTAAACGCATCTTTTAGTTTGGTTATAACTTTATTTTCTTGTATCGCTTTGAATGGTATAATTGGTTGAATATGCATAATTTCTGGTTTGAAGAATGCATTATCATCTGGAAACTCACGTTCAAATGCATCTATCATTTGTTTGGGTACGTTCGGTGATTGTTCAATAAGTCTATCATATTCGGCACGCATATTTTCAATCATATTTGTACCGTTTAATGTTCTTTCCGAAAGTGGGAGTGTGAGTTCAAGACGAATTGTTCGTGAAATTTTACCGTATTGGACAGACGCAACGCGGTGACCTTCCATAAGTTCGTTAATTTTAAGAAATTGCATAATAGTCGTCGCAATGGCGGTGATTAAATTTAGACCACCAATAGCCGAAGGTACGAATGGTTGTACGGAAGGTGGGAAGGTTTCTTGTGCAAAGTTAGCAGTACCTGTGACTGTACTTACAATTATGAGTGGTATAGTAAATTTCATACTCAAATTTTTAAATGAACAATATGCCTGGTAGTGCATGTACCTATAACACGCCGCGGCTTCACCCCAGGCCTTTAGTATTTTCTCCTGTTGTGGGTGCCATATTTTTGGAAGTTTCTTTTCTTCGTTCATACTAATAGATATGAACATTATATTTTTCATTCACTTACTCTTTTTCATAACCATGTTGGTTGTACCATTCATGAAGAATAAACAAAATCTTGAATTTTACTCACTTCTCGTCCCATTCATATTTTTCCATTGGTCCGTGAACGACGATACGTGTGCATTGACCCAGATGGAAATGGCCGTAACAGGAAACAGTAAAGATGAAACATTCTTTGGACGTATTATGGGTCCAATATATAAAATGGACGATACAGAGGCAAACAATTTCTTAAAATCTATTTTATTTTTTCTATGGCTACTTGTTCAGTACAGACTTAATAGAATCGATTTAACACCACTCAATGAAATTAAAAAACGGTTTGTTAAATAATGTTGGTATACATAAATGAAGATCAAAAACAAAACGCAACAAAAACTATTATTTATTGCGTTAATGGTACTCATTGCTGTAATTGTGTACCAAGTACGTAACCCTATTGTCATTAAAAAAAGAGTTGGTGTACCCGTGGGTGTCCCAGTAGAAGTGCCAGTTCAGATACCAGTTGAAAGAGAGTTTAGAAACCCACCGATCAAAGAGTATAAACCCGGGTACGTTCAACAAATGGGTGTTCTTGTCGGCGCAGATGAAGAAACCTTACCTTTATACGGCAAAGAAGTTAGGGGAAGACGCGATCAATATCATTATTACACGACAACACCAGGTGATCAAGTGTATCCACTCCCGGTAACTATAGATAATCGCGACTGTATGGACGATATTGGGTGTCGTGAACTTTATGGAAATGAAACCGTTTCGGTATTAGGACAAACGGGTTCATTTCAGGCGAAATTGTATAGAACGGATAATTTCTTTTAATTATTCTTCTTTCTTTTCTGGTACAATGACTTCATAAGCACAACTCCCCATTGTTATGGTTTGTGAACACATACAACAGCATACACACAATAATAATAACAGTAAAGGTGGAGTTTTTACTGGAACTAATGATATAGGTCTATAAACAAAAAAGAAACAACACAAGCAACAGCATAAAGTTGAGGCTAAATTACCTGGTGCGCAATTAGACATTTATATTAAGTAAATAAAATTATATTGGTTAATATAAATGAAGATAGATTTGTTAAAAAATGAAGCAAAGCGTCTTGGTCTTCGCGTAACCAAAAAAATAAAAGGCAAACGCGTTCCTCTGAGTGAAAAGGAACTTAAGATGAAAATTCAAAGACGGCGACAACCACCTTTGGAAATTCAGGTTCGAAATTCAAAAAAACTTATACGAACGTGTAAATCACTTTTACAAACCGTGGAACCAAATGTTCCACGCGTTCGTCGAGTTTCACGCACACCACCAGTCCCACGTGCGCCACCAGTACCACGTGCACCATCTGTTCCACCTCCACCACCAGTCCCAACTAGAAGAGACCCACGCGCAAATTTGATGACCGCGTTAAAAGCGAATCTTAAACGTCGTGGTCTTAGAGAAAAGATAAATCAAACTTCTTAGATATAATCTTTTTTGCACCTTCAAATTCTGGATGACTCCATAAAAGCCATCTCGACCAAAATCCTGCGGTAAAAAAACCTGTTTTTGTCCAGTTTTCTTTATCACTTCGAGTCACATCGAGCATATTTTTATGAACCAGTTTAGGATCGGTTTGTTTTTGTACCATATGAGGAACAAACCCACCGTGTCGTGTTACGTATGAACGCATACGTAAAGGATTTTTGTGTATCGTATAGTCTGAGTACCCTCTCGCCCCAAAATCAACTATTTTCCCATTTTCAAAAGTAACTCTAAACTTTTTATCAAAACGCGGACTTTTTTTTAAACGAACGCGCATATATAATTACTGGATAAAATTATTTATTTTGTAATTTAGCGAGTGTGTAGTGGTGATACAAGTGTATTAAACTTATGATCAAAGAAACGAGAACGGCTGGGTTATATCTGGCCTTCTTGTTAAGAACGATTAATACAACCGAGGAAAGAACAATAAAGGCTGGTAAACTAAATAATCCGATTTGAACATTAGTCAAACCAAGAAACCGTTTTTCTAACGTATCGATTTTATCGTTTTGTTCTGGTGCGTATTTTTCGAGTTTAGGATATCCTGGCATTTATTATAGGTAAACAAAAAAATGTGGTTTCTTATGATACCACTTATACTGTTACTAAACGATTATTGTAAAAACCCTATAGATAGACTCTATTTTCAGAGACCTTTACGCCCACTCGTTGGTATACGAAACTCACTCGTAGACTTATTTTTTTATAAACTACAGTACTCAGTAGACGATTTTACAGGACTTTGGCGGGTACAAAAACACTTTTTTGATATAAAAACCGAATACGATGGGTTACACGAAAACGCGCAAAAGTATTATTTCC